ACGATTTGACTGAAATGCGTTTCGACAACTACTATTTAGATTTCTGGTCTCAATTTGCTATTCCTGCAGGTAAGCGTAACGGTTACAATAACATGATTGGTAATATTGCTGAATTGACTGATCCTGTTTCTGTTCACTCTCCTTTTGTTCTTCCTCAAGTCACTTTGAACTTGCCTTTACCTTTGTGTCATACTCGCGATTCTGGTGTTGGTTTACCAACTGCTGCTTTACCATATAACGAAATGCGTTTGAACTTCAACTTCCGTGATTACACTGATGTCATTATTTTGGATGACTGTGTCAACCAAGTTTCAGTACCAGTTTCTTCTTCTGATTTGGTTTCTGTTCCTGTATTGACTCAAGTTGATGTATGGGCTGAATATGCTATTGTTTCCAACAACGAACGTAAGCAAATGGGTCAAGCTCCTCGTGATATTTTGATTGAACAAGTACAAACTGTTCCTACTGCTACTTTCAATCCTACCACCAACGCTTTATTGTCTACTGATATTCGTTTGTCTCACGCTGTCAAGTGCTTGTTCTTCGCTGTTCGTAATCGTACCAATACTGCTGAATGGTCCAATTATACTTGTGGTTCTCCAGTTCCTTCTGGTATGGGTTTACTCACTTCTCCTGAATATTCAGTTGACCCTATTCAAACCGCTTCCTTGTTGTATGAAAACACTCAACGTTTGAGTAACATGGGTGCTGATTATTTCTCCCTTGTCAATCCTTTCTACAATGCCGTTTCTATTCCTACCGAAACTGGTTACCACATGTATTCTTACAGTTTGGATTTAATGTCTGTCAATCCTATGGGTAGCACCAACTTTGGTAAGTTGACTAACGTTTCTCTTCAAATTACTCCTTCTACTACTGCTTCTGAAGTTGCAAAGATTGTTGGTTCTATCGCTGAACCCAATCGTGTCAACGCTCAATTGGGTGCCCCCGTCGCTCAATTGTTCGAATTTGTATTGGTCGCTGTCAATCATAATATTGTCAGAGTGGCCGGTGGGGCTCTTGGTGAAATTGTTGTCTTCATACTGTTAGCAGTATCAAATCTGTTAAAAATGTATCAGGCAATGAATGGGATGCCAAGAATAGGTGGCTGCAAACAAAGTTACGGAAACACTTTGGTTGATAAACAGTATAATTTCCGTTCAATGACAACTTTACCACTTTGTTGTTGATATGTAACCATCTAGTCCATTTTCATGGGCAAAACGATTTATAATGTCGGAGAACTCCTTAGAGCCGATACTACCAAGTTGTTACAGAAATGTTAACAATGGCCAGGTTAATAGCCTCGGGTATGGTAAGAATGTATCGGATTGGACAACCCGCGGGTAAAGTATCTAAATTCGCTAATGACAAGAACATGATACTCCCTCAACGACTACCGGATCGTTGGTCTTAGATGATTAGTCATCATCGTAAAGGCTTAAGGTATAGTCTGGCCTCTGTAGAAATATAGAGGGTTTCAACACCCGTTCCCAGTGTTGTAAATTTCCAATTATTTATTATTTATTTTCAAAAAAATCGGTGGACTTTGTCCAGCAGAAAAATCAAAAAATGCAGAAAAACAAGTTTATTTATGTTTGTATTTATATATTCGGAAAAAACCAAATATATAAATAATTGTTACTTTAAAAATCAATCTTGACAGTTTGTTCAATCTTATCAAAATTTTCAACAAACAACTTGGACGAAATATTTTGACGAAAATCAATTTCAACATTATTGAATTGTCTCAATGTACTAATTTCTTTTCCATTTGGTAAAAAATACCAAATATCAAACAATTTATAATCATTATTGACCATGAAAACGATAACAGTAAACCCCTGTTCAGATGCAGATTTGTATTTTTTGTAATTCAATGTTGGTCCTTGTCTATTGTGTAATGCAATCATTTTACATTCATAAACAATTTTAGTTTCTTTGATAAAAACATCAGGATAATAAACATGTTCTTTGTTTTCAAAAATATATTTGAATCCTGGAACATTTGATACATCAATTTCATTTTCATCAATTATACGTTTTAAAATTTTGTTTTCATTCGACAAAATATAATCAATCATTACTGGTTCAGATCCTTGAACTGTAATTGTCTTTTGTGATTTAGGAAATGTGTATTGTTTATTTGTCCATTGGTTTTTCTTGGAACGTTCAAACACTTCAGGAATATGCATAACATTACGTTCATTGTATTTTTCCAAACAGGTTTGTTCAGATTTTTCAGTTTTACATTTTTTACAATGTTTATCTTGACGAATTGATACTAAATACGTTTCATGTTTTTCTCCACATTTGCAAATAACATTTAATTTTTGTTTGTTTGATTTGTAATCTTCTGCTTTGGTCAACAATTGAAATCCATGAGATTCTACATCTTTTTTTAATTTGTCATACGATAATCGAAATTGAACATTTTGACATTTTGGACAATTTCCTTTGTTCTTTTGTAAATTAGAAATATGAGAATTGTTTCTTTCACCACATTCACCACAAATATAAACCAAATTTCTTGTACTAAATTCATATTCAACTAGTAAATGACCACACGATTCCAATATTGATTTTTTATGTTGTTCAAATGTTTCTTGATCATCTTTTGAATCTATACATCCTTGACAAAATTCTTCCAAGTTTTTGTTTTCTCTTGTGTGTTTGCTTTTCTTGTTAATAAATGAGCCAGCTGATAAAGTATTTGAATGATTACTCTTCAGACAAGTAAAGGTAACATTCTTGGTGGATTGAAATTCTTGTAATGGTGTTTCCACTTTGAAACATTTTTCCAAAAATTTGCAAATATTCTTGTATTGCGTCATTTTGATCTTTTGACTGACAATATTAAAAATTAATAATTGTATGTTGTCGGTTTTTTATCCTTTTGTACAACGTATCAATTATTTTTTTTTGTCTTTGCAATGTATAAAATGAAGTGCAAAAAATGATGTCAATATTTACAATTATTTTCAGTTTACTAACAATATTTGTAATAATGGGATATAGTTGGATATTGTACAAGTTTCAACAATACTCAAATAATAGAACCGATTGGCAAACAACAATTGATGAAGTTTCAGAAACAATTGTTCGAGGATTTCAAATAATAAATTGGTGCAATTGGATTGGAACAATTATTTTGGTTTGTGTGTTATATTAAAACAAAACAAAATATTATCTCAAGATGAAAAGAAAAAAATTATGATGTTTATTGTTGGAAGTTTAGTTTTATGCTTTGTGTGTCAACTTGTTTCAACAAAAGTTATTAATTATCGAATATTTCAATTGTTTCCAAAAGAAATGTATCAGTCAGATGAAAAACCAAACATAGGTAGATATGATGTTTTTTATGAAGTATCATATTGTGCTTTACAATTTGCATTAATATTATGTTGGTATCATGGTTCAAAATTGTGCAATTATCTTTTTGTGATGAGTGAAACAGATAAATATAGACAATGTCATCCAATGTGGAATTTTGTTTATAGTAAAGTGAACTCAGAAAAATTGTTAGAAGAAGCAAAACAAAATCCAGACAAACTGATTAATACTATCATTAATGATAGTATGTTCAAACGATGTTTTCAACAAGATGTAGATTTAGAAAATAAAAAACAAAAACTCAAAACTACACTTTTAAGTATACAATCACCAGAATATTCTTTTGAATTTGCTGAAGAATTCAAATATTTATTCCCAGAATGCAATTTTAACGAATGCAAACTAAAATCAAATACATTTGCTCTTCATGATTATTACAAGTGTCATCCATTTTACAAAGATTTTAACGATCAAGTTGGTGGATTTGACACATTATCAGATGCATTAGATAATCCAGATAAAATTGTGGATAACATATTTGATGAATACAAAGACTGTATTTCTAAACATGACAATATCGAAGAAAAGAAAAATCAACTCAAAAAAATAATTCCAACATTGAAAACACCATACGAGTCTTATAAATTTTCAATGGCTGCAACAGAATTGTTTCCAAATTGTAACAAAAATAGTTGTGACGAAACAAAAACCAAAAAAATTATGAAAACATATTCTGATTGTCATCCATTTTATAAAGATATTGATAATCAGATCAATAAAGCAACTTCTGTTACAATGGATGAAAAAGAGTCAATCAATTATATTTTTGAAAAGTATAATGATTGTATTTCAGATGATGAAAATTACGAAACAAAAAAACAAAATATGAAACAAATGATTTATGATATGAAATCTCCCAATGATTCTTACAAAGTATCTTTGATTTCTGCAAACATGTTTCCAA